CGGCCTTCCACTGCTTGTCGCCGTCCTGCACCTCTTCGCCGTCAAAAGGATTTTGCGCCCCCGTGCGGTCGTCTTTGATTATTGCGGTTATGAATTTAATGTCTTCGCGTAACGCCGTGCTGGTATGGATCGCGTCAAGCTTTTTGGTTTTTATGTCTGGAATTCCGGTCAAGCTTGTATTGGCGAAAACAATTCCTTTCTTTGTTTTGTATATCACGCTCTCGCCCTGGTGCTCTACGAGTTCAGCGTCAACGAGCGCGGGATTATAAAGATGATCGTCGCACCCGACATGAAGCACGTCCTCGGGGATGATATTTTCCTTGAGCGTACACTTCCGCACACCGCCGTCAACCGGCTCTGAATACCGGCACGTTTTACAATTAACAAGCGGGAAGCGTCCATCGTGACATACCTCTTGAAATTCACACCATTTGCAGGCAAACGCTTCGCGCTTGTCAGATATGCGCGGCGGGATAATCCAATTATCGAAGATGATGGACCAGGCCTTTTCGATAATTGCCTCGGCCTCTTTGCGGTTGTACTCCGTGCGGATTGACAGGTAATCGCGTCCGCCGGGAGTGGATACGGTGAGAAAATGGCGCGTGAGCTTCATTTCGTGCATATAGATTTGGGCCTGTGCGTAATACGTTCCGTTCCATTCGCGCAGTGCGTTCTTCTCACCCTTCTCAGCGCGTATCTTTTTTAGCTTTTCAAAAGAAGTTTCGTTCACCGATTTGTGTTCCCAGGTATGAAAAGTTTCGGGCGATTCAAGCAATCCCAACGCCGCCCCGTCGCAATGGCCCCGGAAGTGGTCAAGCAACAGGGAAAAACCTATCTGTTTTTCGGGATCGTCCGGGTCCGAAGTAATAAGTTCAATGCCGGGGACCATGCGAAGACGCGCCGCCATAATATCCTCTTGAACATGCCCGTCTTCTATGTTTCGGACACCTTGCGCGGCCCACGCTCTCTTTTCTGCGTTTCTAAATGAGTAGAAAAGCTTCCGATGGCATTCATCTCCGATTTGTGACATGCCCAGGTAGTGCCGGGGAGCCTCGCTGTTCTTCTTTTGTTCAAGTGCCTTATCAACTTCCGCAAGCGTGATATCGAATAATTTGTGATCCAATTTAGCCATTCTTTTTCTCCCGCTTTTCTTTTTCGGCCTTCATCGCCTCGGCAACGTCGTAAGATTCGACTGCAAGGGTTTCATTGAATATTTGCTCGTCGTTCCTCATAATTAACGCGCTCATCGCCGCAACCGCGATTTCTTCCAGCGTGAGTTCGCGTGGTTCGGCGGTGAGTAATTGCGAAGTAGAAAGAATAGGGGTATTTTCTTCACAAAGTTTTCCCTCTGCCTCTAAGTGCGGAACACATTGTACCTTATATATTTCTTCATTTTTTAAATTACGACAAGAAAAAATAATTTCATGCCCTTTGAAAAGATAATGTGGTAGAATATGAGAGCATGATTTTTGATCAGGGCAAGCTCCGTGACAATGTTCTGAATGCGCATAATTGCAAATAACTTTCATTGGTTTTCTCCTTTTATATCCATCCGAGTTCCAAGTCCATCTTTGCTGTTTTTGCGGCGGTATAATCCATATATTTGTCCCATTCTCCGCCGCAATTATAAACTACAAAATAATGAGTGCTGTCTTCGCATACCCTTTTTATGATTCCATGTTCTTTTTTATTTACTCCAACATAAGTCACTTTATCGCCAACATTCATTCTTTTTCTCCTCAGAAGTACTTAATGCCTCTTTTGTCTCATCTGATTTAGCTATTTCCCCAAAAATCTTCGATGGCCTCATTGCAATCGCTTCTAATTTGTTCTGATATTTCCGCGTCCTTGCGATTGACCATCTTCATCATGTTTCTTAAATGTTTTATAGTTAATACCTTGTCTCCATTTTTTTCTAATGACGCTTCTACTAAATTTAAAAGTAAATCAAACCTGTCCATCTTTCATCCCTCCAGCTTTCTGTAAATCCACACATAAAGGTCATGCACTACGCATACGATCAGAATTATAAACGCGATAGTCGCTACTACGCCGAATATGAAAAGCGCACCCACAAGAGCCTTAAAAAGAAAAGAAATGTCTTTCCCGGCGAAGTGAGCAATAATAGAACCGACACCGTGCGATACTGCGAATAGTACTATTCCCCAAAACAACATAGTGCATATTGTAACTAAATGTTTCATTACAGTCTCCTTTTTTAGATACATAACAAATATCCAATCCCAACGGTCTTGTCAATACATTTTTTTATTTTTTTCTGTTTTCCTAAAAATATGATTGACAATATTTCTGTCCCGCGTAATGTCTATCGTATATTATTCAGGAGGTAAAAACATTGTGGCAGAAGAAACCAATATCCAGTTCTCATGTTCTCACGATTTCAAGCAGGAAGCGAAGATAACCATTATGGAAAAAGGCGTTAAAAATTTCCAGGACGGTTATCTTGAAATCTTCCAGCTTGGCCTGGAGCAGTTCAAAAAGAAAAAGGAGGCAAGAAAGTCATGAACACGGCTGAAAAAGAAAGTCTGCTCAAGGAGTGGATAAAATTCAAGAAGGCCGAGGACGCTCAAAAGAAAAAGCGTATCGCCATCGAAGAGCAGTTAATCCTGGCATACGGCACTTCTTTTGACGGCAATTCAAAGACGTTTAAAGAAGACGACTTGGGATTCTCCATTAACCTGAAAAAGAACGTCGCGTATTCTCTGGATCAGGAAAAATGGAAGTCCATACGCACCGACATACCGGCAAACATAAGGCCGGAAAAGATTACATTCTCCCTTGACCTCGAAGGTTTTAAATTCCTGAAAGAGCATGAAGAGCACCTTGAAACGTATAAAAAGGTGTCCGACTGCGTAACGATCAAGGAAAACAAAACCTCTGTCAAGGTAGAAAAAATTTAATTAAAGGAGGTAGAAAATGGCTTTTAGCTTACATGATATTCAAAAAGGAGTAAAGAGGATGCCGCGCAAAATCATTTTGTACGGTCCCCCCAAGTTGGGCAAAAGTACACTTTCAGGCGCAACAAAAAACGCGCTGATGATACCGACCGAGGACCGCGTGGCGCATATCAAGTGCGACAAGACCCCGGTTGTCGAAAGCTTTGAGCAGATAACTGAAATTTTTGATTTTCTGCTTAATGGAAAGCATACGTACAAGCGCGTTGTTGTTGATACTCTTGACTGGCTTGAAAGTCTGATACACGAATACGCGGTCAAGAAGCTCAACGAACGCCTTGAGGGTACAAGCTCTACGCTTGCAAAGTCGATCAATGACGATAATTGCAAAGAGACAACTTTCCAAAAGGGACTGAAGTTTGTGGCCCCCGCAGCGTGGAAGGTGTTTCTCGCCAATTGCGACATTTTGCGGGACAACGGGCTTGACGTGATTCTTGTCGCGCACTCTGACACGATTACCGTCAACCCTCCCGACCGTGACCCGTATGAAAAGTACGTGATGAAGATTCACAAACACAGCCTTGCGGTGCTCGAAGAGTGGGCTGATATCATTGCCTTTTACGACAAGGAAATTTTCGTCAAAAAGGAAAAGGTCGGCCCCACGGCAACAAAGGGCAAAGCAACCGCAACAAAGCGCCGTGTGCTTCATCTCTGTGGAGACAACCCCGCCATGATAAGCGGTAACAGTTTCGGGCTTGGAGACGCTGTTGTCGATCTTGAAAACTGTACCGAAATCATGGAGTGGATGCTCACGGAAACCAATAATGAATAAAGGAGAAAAAATACAATGGCAGAATTAGGATTTCAGTCAGACCCAAATGACGCGCAGGAACAATCGTTCGACCCGGTTCCCGCCGGTTCGTACCCCGTTGTCATCGAGGACTCTGATTACGTGGACAACAAGAAGGGAAACGGCAAGATGGTAAAGCTCGTATATCAGATTATCGACGGCCCGTTCAAGGGAAAGAAGCTTTTCGAGAATCTTAACCTCGAAAACCCGAACGACCAGGCAGTCCAGATCGCACGGCGGACTCTGAACGCGATATGCGTTGCTGTCGGTGTTCCGCATGTTCAGGATACCGCGCAGCTTCACAACATCCCATTCATGGTCGAAGTCAAAATGAAAGACAGCCCTGAATACGGGATGCAAAACGTCATCAAAAAGCACCTTGCAATTGACGGAAGCGCACCTGCGGCCCCCGCTCCCGCTGCACCAGGCCCGAAGGCGGCTACACCCGCGAAGGGTGCGACCGTCGGAAAAGGCAAAAAGCCCTGGGAAAAGTAGTATAAAAAGTAGTTGATTATTATGTACAAAAAGCCCATATATATATTATATGGGCTTTTATTATACATATCAGGAGAAAAATTATGATTACACCTGT